ATGGGTTTTCTTGACTGGCTACGCGGCAGCAACACCAGGCCTGTGGAGGATCATGCGATCAGCTCGGGCTATAGCTTCTTCTTCGGCGGCACCACGTCGGGCCGTCCGGTGACGGAGCGCAGCGCGATGCAGATGACGGCCGTCTACTCGTGCGTGCGGATCTTGGCGGAGGCGATCGCGGGCCTGCCCCTGCACGTCTATCGCATCGAGAAGGACGGGTCGAAGGTGAAGGCTCTCGACCATCCGCTCTACCGACTGCTGCATGACGAGCCGAACCCGGAGATGACCAGCTTCGTGTTCCGGGAAACGCTCATGACGCATCTGCTGTTGTGGGGCAACGCCTACGCGCAGGTGGTGCGCAACGGCCTTGATGAGGTCATCGGGCTCTATCCGTTGATGCCCAACCGGATGATGGTCGGCCGTGATCTGGACACCAAACAGCTCTATTACGAGTATCAAACCTCGTGGGATGAACCAGCAGGCAGGTGGGAACGCGTCCGGCTCACCCCTGGTGACGTGCTGCATATTCCGGGTCTTGGGTTTGATGGGCTGGTGGGCTATAGCCCGATTGCGATGGCGAAAAACGCTATCGGCCTCGCCCAAGCCACCGAAGATTACGGGGCGAGTTTCTTTGCTAACGGTGCCGCCCCTGGCGGGGTGTTGGAGCACCCGGGCACGATCAAAGACCCCGCCCGGGTGCGCGAGTCGTGGCAGGCGACGTTCGGTGGTGCCCGGAACGGCAACAAGATCGCTGTGTTGGAGGAGGGTATGAAGTATACGCCCATCTCCGTCTCCCCGGAGCAGGCACAGTTCTTGGAGACGAGGAAGTTTCAGATCAATGAGATAGCCCGGATCTTCCGCATCCCGCCCCACATGATCGGCGATTTGGAGAAGAGCTCGTTCTCCAATATTGAGCAGCAGTCGTTGGAGTTCGTGAAATACACGCTCGACCCGTGGGTCATCCGCTGGGAACAAGCCCTGACCAAGACGCTGCTTAGCCCGCGCGAGAAGCCGGGCGTGTTTGTGAAGTTCAACGTCGAAGGGCTCCTGCGCGGCGACTACGTCAGTCGCATGAACGGCTATGCCGTGGCCAGGCAGAACGGGTGGATGAGTGCGAACGATATCCGCGCCCTGGAAAACCTCGACTGCATCAGCCCAGAGGACGGCGGCGACTTGTATCTGGTGAACGGGAACATGCTGCCGGTATCCATGGCCGGTGCCTACGCCACCGCCCAGCAGCAACAGCAGGACGTAGCGCCTGCAAAGGATTCACCGCCGGTGGATAAACGAGTTGAAAGGAGGAGCCGGTGAGACGGTTCTGGAACTGGGAGCATCCTGCTCCTAACAATAATGACCCGGCAGGTGATGATACCCGCCGGGTTTTGCGTATTAACGGGGTGATCGCTGAGGAGTCATGGTTTGACGACGACATCACCCCGGCTCTGTTCGCCTCCGAGCTGGCGGCAGGGTCCGGTGATGTGACGGTGTGGATCAACAGCCCAGGAGGCGACGTCGTCGCGGCAGCCCAGATCTACAACATGCTCATCGACTATCCCGGACACGTGAAGGTGTGCATCGACGGGATCGCTGCCAGTGCCGCCAGCGTGATCGCCATGGCAGGTGAGGTCGTGGCGATGAGCCCGGTGTCGATGCTTATGATCCACAACCCGGCCACCCTCGCCGTTGGTGACGCCGAGGAGCTGGGGCGCGTCATCGACATGCTCGCAGCGGTCAAAGAGTCCATCATCAACGCCTACGAGCTGAAAACCGGGATGAGCCGAGCCAAGCTCGCACGGCTGATGGATCAAGAGACATGGATGGACGCACGCGCCGCGATCGCGATGGGCTTTGCCGACGACTACCTCACCGGCAGCCGCACCCCGCCAGACCCAGACGACGAGAACGAGGACGGCGAGGAGCCGGACAAGCAGGCCCCGTGGCCGCCGAAGACCGGAAACCCCGCCCCGCTCGCCGATACCGCCAGCGGGGTGTGTTTTGCCCGCAAGCCCGCCGAGCAGCGCCTTGTCGCACACCTGACCGGCACGCCACCGACGACCCCACCGCCAGCCCCAGAGCCTACGCGGCCTGCGGGGCGGCGAGTGGTGGACCTGTACGCCGCCCTGTTGGGCCACACCCACTAACCAGCAAGGAGAACCTTTCTCATGTCCACGATGACGATTTCTGACCTGCGTACCCGCCGCGCCGAGACCTGGGAGAAGGCCAAGGCCTTCCTCGACGAACGCCGCGACACCACAACCGGCTGCCTTTCCGTCGAGGACGACCAGACCTACGCCCGCATGGAAGCCGACATTGAACGACTGACCGCCGAGATTGCCCGCGCCGAGCGCGCCCAGCGCCTGGACGCTGATCTTGCCCGGGCTACGAATGCGCCGCTGACCTCGATGCCCGGCCAGACCGGCGAGGAGACCGAACCCACGACCGGCCGCGCCACCGCGTCCTACAAGCGGGCGTTTTGGGATGCGATGCGGCTCAACGCCTCTCCGATGGAGGTGCGAAACGCCCTGTCGGAAGGGGTTGATTCCGAGGGCGGCTACCTGGTTCCGGACGAGTTCGAGCACACCCTCGTGCAGTCGCTGGCTGAGCAGAACATCATGCGCGGTCTTGCCAACGTCATCCAGACCACCAGCGGGGATCGCAAGATCCCGGTCGTGTCCACCCACGGCAGCGCCGGGTGGCTCGATGAGGGCAAGCCAACCGGCATCTTTAACAAGACCGGCGGTGGCCAGCAGGCGGTAACCACAGCGAAAGCTACGGACATTACCGCCGATGAGCTCATTGACCTGCACTATGGTTTGCGTGCCCCGTACCGCAAGAACGCAGTGTGGTTGATGCATGACGCGACCGTCAAGACTGTGCGCAAGCTCAAAGACGGCAACGGGCAGTACCTGTGGCAGCCTGCACTTACAGCAGGTGCCCCAGACCTGCTGCTGGGTCGCCCGGTCCACACCTCCACCTTCGTCCCGGAGGTGAAATCTGGGGCAGCGTCGGTAGCCTTTGGAGACTTGTCCTACTACTGGATCGCTGACCGGCAGGGACGCTCGTTCAAGCGGCTGAACGAACTGTTCGCCACCAGCAGGCAGGTCGGTTTCCTCGCCTCCCAGCGCCTAGACGGCAAGATCGTCCTGCCCGAGGCCGTCAAGATCCTCACCCAGAAGGCCACCGTCTAACCACGAATCCGTTGGCCCTTGAGAGAGGAGGTGGCAGCCCTTATGTCCACACCAACACCGACTGCCGAACTAGTTGAGCTCGTGAAGGCGAATCTGATTCTCGCCCACGACGAAGACGACGCCTTGATCGGCTCGCTGGTAGGGGCTGCCACCTCCTACGCCGTCGCCTACCAGCACTTACCCGACGCCTACTACGAGGATCATCCGATGTCGGGCACCACCCGGCAGGCCGTCATTTTGCTGGCGACGCATTTCTATGAGTTGCGTGACGGGTCGACCGCCGGGTTTTGGGCGGACAAGCCGGAGGCTGCGAAAGCTGTGTGGAACGCAGTCAACAACCTGCTGCGGCTCGACCGGGAATGGAAAGTCTGATGGCTGGGATTGGTCCCATGCGCGATTCGATTGACCTTATTGCGCCGGCGACGGTGCGGGATAAGGCCGGGTTCACCGCCACCCGTGACCAGGTCGTGGCAACGGTGCGGGCGTATCAGGAAACCCGGCACGCGACGGCTGCGTGGGTGAACCGCACTGCGTATACGAACGCCACCGTCCTGTTCTGCATCCGCACCATGCCCGGCTTCGACGTGAGCGAGTCGATGGAGATCGCGACTCATGATGGCCGGTTTGTGATTGACACGGTCGAAGTGATCGGCCGCTATGTCGAAATCCTCGCCCACCAAGCCACACCCGAAGGGACGTGAACCATCATGGCTAAAGCGCAGATCACGTTACCAACCGCGTTCATTGATTCACTCGATGCTGCCTCGGCTCTGCTTGACGCAGCCGCCGACGAGGTATTCAATGCTGGTGCTGGCGTGGTCGAACCACGCATGAGAGCCAACCTCGCATCCGCGATCGGGCGGGCGACCACGCTGCCGTCTCGGTCGACCGGGCAGCTCCTCGGGGCGCTGGGTGTTACGAGCGTGAAGGTCAACTCACGAGGCGATCACAACGTCAAAGTCGGTTTCGCTGAAAACCGCCGCGACGGCAGGTCGAACGCGCTCGTCGCCAACGTGTTAGAGCACGGCAGGAGCAACCAGCCTGCCCGCCCGTTTCTGGCACCGACGCGGTCGCAGACCAGACGGGGCGCGGTGGAGGCGATGAAAGCGGTGCTTAAAGCCAAGCTCGACGGGATCACACCATGAACGCCCCGCTTTTGGAAACCCTCACCGAGATCGCTGACCGGCTTGATCTGCCGATCGCGGTGAGCCTGTTTAGCGCCTCACCTGCACCGGACACCTATCTGGTTGCCACCCCGATCGCCGACACGTTGGAGGTGTTCGCCGACAACACCCCGAGCGTCGACGTCGAAGAAGTCCGCCTCGGCTTGTTCACAGCAGGCAACTACCTGCCCTGGCGCGACCGGATCACCCACGCACTCGTTGATGAGGGGCTTGTGGTCACCGCCAGGCGCTACATCGGCTTCGAGGACGATACCGGCTACCACCACTACAGCTTCGATATCAGCTGCCACCACCCGTTTTAACGAAAGGACACTAATCCCCATGGCCACGATTGGTCTTGACAAGCTCTACTACGCCACGATCACCGAAGACCCCGCTACAGGCGAAGAAACCTATAGCAAACCCAAACAGCTTGCTAAAGCGATTTCTGCAGAACTATCCGTAGAAGTTGCCGAAGCAATCCTATATGCCGACGATGGTGCCTCGGAGATCGTTAAAGAATTCAAGTCTGGCACTCTTACCCTGAGCGTCGATGACCTCGGAACAGAGGCCGCAGCAACCCTCACGGGTGCGCAAGTCGATACCAACGGAGTGTTGATCTCCACCTCAGAAGACACCACAACACCTGTCGCGATCGGTTTTCGCGCCGCCAGATCGAACGGCAAATACCAATACTTCTGGCTTTACCGAGTCAAGTTCGCCCTACCCACCACCACCTTGGCAACCAAGGCTGACTCAATTACCTTCTCAACACCAAGTGTGGAAGGCACGATCCTGCGCCGAAACAAGCCAGATACCAAGGGCCGCCACCCGTGGAAAGCCGAAGCCACCGAAGGCGCTGTCGGGGTTAAACCAGAAACCATCACCAGTTGGTATACGGCAGTTTACGAACCAGCTCCCGGCAAGTAAGGAATCACACGGATGATTACTCAAACAAACACGTCTATCACAGCATTGGTGACGATTGGCGGAAACAACTATGAACTCATTTTGACCACCCGCGCCACCCGTGAGATCGCCGCCCGCTACGGCGGGCTAGAACATCTCGGGCAGGCACTCGAGACCAGTGAAGACTTCGCCCACACCCTCAGTGAAGTCATCTGGCTCATCACACTGTTGGCCAACCAGTCAGTTGCCATCCACAACCTCACCCACCCCAACGATCAGCGCCAAGAACTGACGGTGGAGATGGTTGAGCTTTTGACTGTGCCCGCTGACTTATCGGAATATCGAGGAGCGATCGCCGCCGCACTCCAGCACGGCACGAGGCGCACACTCACCACTGAGCCAGCCCCAAAAGACCAGGCGAAGGACACCTAGAGGCCAGTGTTGAGGCCACTTTCACCAGGCTCACCTACATCGGCTTAGCCCATCTTCACCTTCACCGCAGCGAGATAGAGCTCATGGTGTTCGGGCAGCTGCTGGATCTGGTGGACTGTTGGCTGATCGACACCGGACGCGCTCAATCTAAGCGACACTGGTTTATCGACGACATCATCCCAGCAGGAATCTAACTCACGCCATGTCGGCACACCCCGTGACTGATTCCGCATTGCAATTGCCGTCAACCTTGAGGGGTGAGACCTTGTTCTGGAGCGCGTCCATTCTTCCCCAACAGTGCGAGGCTGGGGCCCTGCTCAAGTAAGAAACTATTTCTGACTATCTTCTTTTCGGCGCAGACCGATGAGATCTGGGAGCATCAAGAATACAGTGCCAACCAAGGCTACCCACCAATAATCCCAGCTCTGTGAAATCTTCGTCGACATCATCAGCAGAACGAAGAAAATCAGAACAACATCCCGCACTAAACGTAGCCAGTTCATCACAAGAAACACCCCGCTGCCGCATCTCCGACCCGAACCCATCCGGAGGCATCAGACCTATACCAAGCCCATCCAGCTCCAACAGTGCATAGCATGAGTGCACCAGGTCCGACTTTCTTTGCGACGACTTTTCCCTTTCCTGCAACCCATTTGGTACCTGACCAGGCTTTACCACTAAGCCACTTTGCTTTCGGGCCAAGCCAGTTAGCAGCCGATCTCGAAAACAGGGCTAGTGAAATAGCCATCGCTATCGTGCGCCTTAGTTTCATTATCAACTCCTTATCAAGGTTCTAAAGGCAGAAAAATACAAATCCTAATTTTAACCAGCTACAGGCAGACCTATTTGAGGACCTTCGATGGACATTCACGCCGTTTCTTTTAGGCACTGACCTGGAATACACGCGGCATTTCCACGCTTCCTTTCTTTCTCTTAAGCCGCTGCTGCTTTCGCTCTTTTTACTTTACACGGCCGCTTTCCTTTTCGTTTTAGACAGGACTAGGTACATGGCTGACTCCAGTTTCGGGCTCAAGATCGGGTTGGAAGGTGAACGTGAGTTTAAGCGCGCGATTACTGATATTAACCGTGAGATGCGCGTACTCGGCAGCGAGATGAAGCTGGTGGCCTCCCAGTTTGATAAGAACGACAAGTCTGCCTCGGCGTTAACGGCACGTATCAAGTGTTGGCTAAAGAGATCGATGCTCAAAAGTCTAAGATCGACACCCTACGAGCAGCCTTGGATAATTCTGCTACCTCCTTTGGTGAAACCGATTCGCGTACGAAGAACTGGCAGATCCAGCTCAACAACGCCGGAGCCGAACCGAACAAGCTCGAAGGCGAACTCAAAGCCAACAACGACGCGTTGGGAGAGTTTGGTGATGAGGCTGACGGTGCCGGTGACGATGCGAAAGACGCCGCGAAAGACGCATCCCGCCTAGAGGATGCGGTCGATGATCTCGGGGCCGAGATGGATTCGGCCGGGGACAAGACCCACATCTTCGGCGATGTGCTGAAAGCCAATCTCGCTTCCGAAGCGATCGTGGCTGGCGTGAAAGGCATAGGTCACGCCATCGCGAGTATTGGCAGAGGTATGGCTGGGCGTTGAAGGAGGGGGTTGAGTACAACGCTCGAATGGAGCAATACACCACCTCCTTCACGACGATGCTGGGTGATCAGGCGCGTGCCCAGCAGCTAGTCAACGACCTGAAGGTGGAGGCCGCCAAGACCCCGTTCGGCATTGAAGACCTCGCCAGTAACATGCAGACCCTCCTCAGCTTCGGCATGTCGTTGGAGGACGCCCAAAAGCACCTGCACGAGATCGGCGACATCTCCCAAGGCGACGCCGTGAAAATGGAATCGTTGACCCTCGCGTTCGCGCAAATGTCCTCGACCGGCAAGTTGACCGGCCAGGATCTGCTGCAGATGATCAACGCCGGTTTCAACCCCCTCGAAGAGATCAGCCGCAAAACCGGCAAGTCGATTGGCGAGTTGAAGGAGGAAATGGCCCAGGGAGCGATCTCTGCGGACACGGTGGCTGACGCGTTTGCTTCTGCCACGGTGGAGGGTGGCCGGTTCCATGGGGCGATGGAAGCCCAATCCCAAACCTTCTCCGGCCAGTTGGCGACCATGCAGGACGGGATCGCGAACCTGAAAGGCCTGCTTGTCACCGGTGTCACCGATACATTGGCGGGGACGGTCATGCCGATGGTCAATGGCTGGATTGACGAACTGACCGCAGCTTTCGAAGACGGTGGAATCCCTGCGTTCATCGACACTCTCGGCACCGTCTTGCAGGAAGCATTGGCGTTCATCGCCGAACAGTTGCCCGCCGTGGTTGAAGCTGGCATGACGATCCTCACCTCGTTGTTGGAGGGAATCATTGAGGTGTTGCCGCAGCTTGCGGAGACCGCCGTCACCCTCATCATCGCGTTGGGGGAGGCGATCATCGAAGCCCTCCCGGCTCTGTTGGAGGCGGCGATCCAGATCGGCACCACCCTCGTCACCGGCATCGCCGAGGCTCTGCCGGAGTTGATTCCGGCAGCAGTCGAGATGCTGATGGCGCTGGTGCAGGGGCTGGTGGACAACCTGCCGATGCTCCTGGACGGCGCTCTCCAGTTGATTCTCGGGTTGGCTGAGGGACTGCTGGCGGCGATCCCGGTGCTGGTTGAAGCTCTCCCGGCGATCATTACTGGCATCGTCGGAGCTGTCGGTGAGGGTGTGGTGCAGATGGCGGAGGCTGGGGCGAACCTGGTACGTGGCTTGTGGCAGGGCATCCAATCGCTGGCAGGATGGTTGTGGGATCAGGTCTCCGACTGGATTGGTGGAATCTGGGACGGCATCACCGGCTTCTTCGGCATCGCCTCCCCGTCGAAAGAGATGGCGTGGGTCGGCTCCATGCTCGTTGAAGGCCTCGCTGGTTCCATCCGCACCGATGGGCGCAAAGCCACCGATGCTGCCACCAGCCTCGCCGCCAACACGTTGGACGCCTTCAGCGAACTGGTTGACGGTGTGGAGGTACCCATCGACGCCACCGCCAACCTCACCATGCCCACGGTTGCCCTCACCCCGGCCGCAGCCGTCAACGCCGCAATGTCCGCGCAAGCGGCTCGCGACCAGACGGTGGATGTGGAGGGGACCGTCGATACAACCGCGCGCAGGTTGCTCGGCTCGCTGGATATTCAGGTGGTGCTCAACGATGGCACGCTGGTGGGGATCGCCCCGGCCATGAATACCCGACTCGCCCGGTTGTCGCGCCGTGACCTCGTCTTGACGGGAGGCGCGTAATGTTCGCCTTCACGCTGAATCACACCGTCTCGTCGCGTTCGTTGGGCTTGCGGCTGGCTGCGCCGGTGGAGATCCCGGCAGCGGTGTGGGTGGCCGACGATATCGAGGTCGCAGGCAGGGCAGGAATCTTGACCAGACTGGGTGGCTGGGAAGACAACACGCTGACCCTCCAACTCGCTATCCCCACTGGCGACGGGGTCGACGGCTACAGGCACGCAGCCGCAGCGTTCATGCATGCGACGACGGTCAGCTTGTCCGGTGAGCCCGGCGTGTTCCGGCGGGTCAAGCACGCCACCGTCAGCCCGCTGAGCCGTGAGTTGGCATCGTGGGGCATGTTCGAGGTAGAACTCGTCTGCCAGCCCTTCACCTACCTTGAGACCGGGCTGATCCCGGTTACGCTGACGGGTTCGGGGACGCTCACGAATCCTGGCCTGATCGAGGTGGCCCCGGTGATCACCATCCACGGCACCGGCCAACTCACCTTGACGGTGAATGGTGCGCAGCATCGGATCAATAGTCCGTCTGGGCAGGTGACGCTCGACTCGGATCGGCTGGTCGCCCACGTCGCCGGGCGGGTGCAAACCGACGCCCTCACCGGAGGCTTCCCGACGTTTACGCCTGGGGTCAACCGGGTCACTCTCGCCACCGGCATCAGCAAAGTTGTGATCGTGCCGAATTGGCGCAGCCCCTAA